TCCTGTAAAAGACCGAGTTTGGGATCTGCTTTACCTTCATTGTTTTTAGCAACCATAACATCTTTGTTTTCATCGATTTTCTTAACTGTTTCTTTATTCAGTTCATCACGATCAACTGCTTCTGTTACTGGTTTTGCCATTGGCACCACTGGTGCTGGTGGATCCTTCTTACCCATATCCAGATCCTAATAAAGTTCTTTTTTTGATGTTTACTTCTTCATCCAAGCCAGTGTAATTCTTGTCTTGTTTTTTCTTAGTAAGAAGCGTAGGTGTTTTTTCTACCTCTTCTGTTTCAACATCAGCCAAAATAGGTTCTTTCTCGGTTGTCTTTTCAGCTACTTTTGTTTCCTCTACTACAGCTGCTTTTTCCTCTGCAGCTTCTTCAACAACAGGTTTTGCTGCTGGTGGAGGTGCTGGTTTGTTTTTTGATCCCATAAAACTCCTTTTTATACAAACATATTAAAGTCACTTTCAGCCTTATATTGGCGTGGTTGAACATCATGTGTTCTTGCGTGTCGCAATGATAACACAGAATACCTAATAGCCGATATTAAGTCATCTTTAAATGGAATTATTTTTCCATCCTTCCTATGATACATTCTAAACTCATCAAAAACTTCCTTTTGATTATCAAATATCTTAAATCGACCTGTTTTCATTCTTTCGAGCATTTCCATTACACCAGCTTCCACTGAAACACCACCAGTTCCTTCAGCCAAACCTTCAGCGGGCGGATTAGTAAACCAACCTCCCCAGCTTCGACCATAACCCCTAATCATGTTTACACCTAATGCTCTTTATTGATCTGCTAATGGTGTACCAGATCCTTTATCCGCCTGTCGACCATCCCTTGGCCAGATAACCGGAATCCATTTGGGTCTTGCATTAATCGCTGCAGCATGAACAGCTGGTACTTCTTTAGCCTGTGTATAAGAATCATAAATATACACAATATCAGAATCACGATCCCATGCTATCCAAGCCGCTGTAGTTGGGTGATCCCAACCATAATCCATCCCACATATTCTTGGCCAATGATTAGGAATCTCAAAAGGCTCACACTTGATCAAGTCCTCTGGCACAGGGAACACTAGACCAGATCCTAATGCTGGAATACCCTGCTCCCTCATTTTTCTTTCATGAGGAGGTAAGGCTGACAAGATCTGTTCCTTAACTTCGTCAGTCATATGAGGAGCATCATCCCATCCTGCTTGTTGAATATATTGACCCTTTCTCAAATCATTAATAAATTGAGCAACAGTTTGTGTCATTCCATTCTCTGGAGTAAATGTCATATACACCATACCGTTCCTGTCAGCAGTCCTAGTAATAGCTTGAGTATAAATCTCTAAAGGCGGCTCCTCATCCAACCAAACAATATCTAAAGACTCCCCCATCCACATTTTCTTACCCATTTCATATGCCTTAAAAGCCAATCTAGAAAAACCTCCAGACACATGTTTAATCATTACAGAGTTATGGGCATTTGGAACACCAGCCTTTCTAGTTGCTTCGGAAATACAATGTAACGGAATAGCACCAGTTCCTTTTGCAGTAGCATCATCAGGTTGTCCTAATAACTCCTTCTGACAAATATCCCTAGTTGTTTCATTAGAAGCACCACCTGCCCACGCCCTAATTGGCCTATCCCACTTCCTACCTTGCCACCATTTAGGATAAATCCCAGTCAAGTGAAACGCCAACTCCATAGCACCACAATAACTTTTACCAATCCTGTTACCAGCCATTAACAATTTCTGAGCAGCGATAGCACCATGAAACTTTTCTTGGTACTCATAAGGTTTGTAATACTTCAGCTTATTATGAGCATGTCTAAATTCAAGTTCCTTAACCAACTCTAATGCTCTTTCAACACTCATCTATAACTATCCTCAAATTTACCCAAAGTATCCGCAATAAGATCCACTATAGCAAGGATACTATCTTTGTCCATATTATTCTTGTGGGCGGCTCCGAGCATGGCAAACAACTCTTGTAGCTTTTCTAAAGACTCATTCCTTGCGCCCTGTGTATCCTCAACCCAATTCATACCGAAGGAGTAACATCTATAATATTAGCATTCAATAACTTATTAAGTTCTTCTTTTAATTCTTCATCAGACTTACTATCCATACCATTAATATTAATCTGATTAACAGCTGTAAATCCTGCCCTATCTAATAAATCCTTACAAGCCTGTAATCTAACTTGCTGATTTGAAGCATTCTTAGCTAACTCTATAACTCCAGCTAATCCAAGTGTAGCTGAATCTCCAATTAACTTTTTTGTTTCTTCAGCAATCTTACTAGCAAATTTCCGCTTTAAGGCATAACCCTTCTGTGTAGCTGTATCTTGGCTATATCCCGCTCTAATAGCACACTGTGTTGAATTTCCTGCCCATTCTGAAGCTGTATAAAGCCTAATGAACTCTGCTTGCATGTCATTTCTGACGATAATTTCTCTTTCCATGTGCGTATTGTAACACAAGTTATGACTCTTTTTTTCCTCCGCTGTTTGGGTTGAACGTTTTACATTTTTAAAGTGTGGCGCCTTGGGGGGGTGGGGCAAAAAAAAGGCACCCTTCAGCCTTCAAATGATCCAAAAAGTCAGAAAAAAACCAATATAAGGCATTTTGCAGAAGAATATTAAAGTCCTTTCCGAGTGCAAACAGAAGATAGTGCAAGTTTTAGTCTAGCGGATCCCATATTTGCGATTTAAGAGGAGAAAATATAGGAGTGAGGTGTTGGTATAACTTACGTTAAAACCACCAATAAAACACAATCCTTCGCACACTAATCATAAACAACTTTCATGATCACAACTATTGTTTTATTTGGATCGTGCATTATTCACACATAAACCAAATACCCGGCACGATATTCTGAGCTGCAGCACAAAATTATTATTTCTGCATTTGCAGCAATGTTATAATTACACCTGTAAGCAATAATGCTTACATCAACCAAGGAGCGATTCAATATGAATGGAGAACCAACACAAAAAGAATTAGAAGATAAGATTCTAAACCTTGAGGCTGAGAATAGACGCCTTCTCATTATCAATGAAAGTGATAACGCGTTGTTTGAGAGACTGGCTGAAAAGATTTTAGAATCTGATGCTTTTGAATCTTTTAAAGATGATCTTATTAGTGTCTTTAATATTAAAGCGAGAGAGTTAGAAGATAAGATTGATAATATTGATTATGAGGAGCAAGTTCAATACTTAATGGACAATGCGAGCATTTCAATAACTTTATAAACCAAGAGCGGTTCCCGGATGCGGGCGCCGCTTTTTTTAACTGGAGCAATAAAATGGATAAAAAATATCAAAAAATAACAATAGAAGCAAAACTGTCTGATTTTGATGCTACTTGTGAGGCTGAAAAAATAGCACAGTTAGCATTTCACTATATGGACAATTTGCCTGCTGATGTTTCTATAGATCTTGGCACGTACACACTGAAACTTTCACTGGATCCGACAAACTATCAAAACTTTTATAAGTTGCGAGATCTGATGGATTTTTTAGCTAATAAAGATCTATTGGCTGAAGTTGATATGGAGGGCAATAATGAATCTTAATATCTATGATGATTTAGGGTTCCGTACTGACAAGGGGTGCTGGATAAGCACCCCGAGTCATGGTTATCTGAAAGTACTGACTTCGGCTGTATTAATATCCCAGTGTAGGCCTTCTACTTATTCCTTCTCACAAGGGGATTATTCCTATCTTGAAGAAGACTTTGATGCGGGCGCATACCTTCGCGCTATTGAGGACAAGGAGAGGCAAATACCGGTTATCTATACAGATCTTTTTATTGAGCAATATATAGGGAGCCAATCATGAGAATGAGCGAAAAACAAAAGGGGCAATACAATCATTTTTTAATTGACGCTATTGATCCTGAGGTCTATGATTCTGAGATCAAGACCAATGCTGGAAAAGTTAAATTCTTTTTTGAAACATTTGAAAAAGAACACGGCTTTATGATTGAGCGCGTTGGCCTGCAAAATGCTCTTAGTGAATACCTTCAGGGGTTGCCTTCGATCATAGACTTACCTTACCAAAACGGGGATATTTTAGATCTTGCAAAAAGATTTAGCAGCATCCCCCAAAATGCCACGCCTAGAGAGGAGGCAAGAATCCTTTCTAACTACTGGCAATTCATGGCGAACAGGTTAATACAACTTGAGCGCAAATTATAACAAAATCGCCTCTGGTCTGACTGGGGGTGATATTTTTTTAGGAGCGATAAATATGCAAAATTACTTTAAAAAACTAACTCCATTTGTTCTTACTGACGACATTATTGACGAGCGTGATATGCTTGCTGATGAGAACAAGAAAATGGCAACATATCTTATATATCTAAATGCGGTTGGAAAAATAGATCTTAAACTTGACGGTTATGATTGGATTCTTCCAAACGATGAGGGGGAATAATGGGATTCTTTAGCTGGCGAACATCTGATACTAACGAGAGTGTTAGCAATATCTATAGCAACAGGGGCGCTTACCCTTGCAAAATGATCACACCAACAGCAACATACTACGAAGAAAATTACGAAGGTTATGGAGTA